GCATCACGACCTCTAATCGCTCCTCTGATCTGTGATCCGTCGGCCAGTCTTTGTGTGCCGGCTGTATTCGTTGCTGTAGGTGTATACGTATTTATATCTTCTTGATCTGAGAATCTGATAAACATATCATCTTGTGTTGATGTATCCCCAATAGTTGTTTCAGTTCCAAAGAATACTAAGTGCCTGTCAGGAGTAGATACAATCATGTGTCTTGATGCTGTTGGTGCACCAGATATAATTGTAGCTCTTGTATCTGTTGCATTAGATAAACTAGAATCCCACTGAAAACATGCACCATCATGAATTAAACAAATAGCTTTGTCACCAAAATTATCTAATGACCACATACCTGGTTCAAGAACTAAGTCACCTGATGCAGCTTCACCCCATGCAACAAAGTCAGACGTATTTGTAACAGTTGCACCATCACTATGAGCTGCTCTTGTAGTTCCTCTAACTGCTCTTGTAATACCCGTTAAATTGTTACCAGAAACACCTGTGTAGGATATTTCTTCTGTCCCCACTTTAATAAAGTTTGTTCCTGAATCAGGAAAGTTAGCCGTGCTCGTTAACGTAATTGAAGTTCCTGATCCTCCAGTACCAAATGCATTATCACCTAACGCTCCGTTAAGAGTTGTTGTAATAGCCCCTGCTGCTTCACCACCCCAAGATCCTAAACCCCAACCAAAACCTTTTGCTTGCACTGCCGGACCAACTGTATAATATTTTTGTATTCTTATGCCACCTGACGTTGTTGCACCAGATCCACTTTCATTTGAAGGCATAGTTATTGTTGCAGTTGTATTTGTAGGTGTTGTTGCAACCATAAATTTTTTATTATCAAAATCTGATGAACTAAAGTTTGAATTTGTAATAGCTGTAAAACTATCCATTAAAAGTATATCACCTGGTGTTAACCCATGTGCACTGGAGTAAGTTATAGTTACAGTTGGTGATCCGTTGGTCGTGCTAAACGCGTTTGTTAAAGTGGTTGTTGATTCAATAGGATGTATGTCGTAAAATACACCACCAGAGTATGCATATAATATTCTATTTGTTCCTATGATTGCATATTTTCTAGATAAACTATTAATAAAATGATGTAGTCCTCGACCTGCTCCAGTCAATTCGTTTTCGTTTAATGTGCCTAATTGATTCCAACCACCTATTTTTTCAGGTATTTGATATCTAAACCTAACATTATCGCAGTCTATCCATTGACCTTCTGCTCCTGTAGGAGTTATTTGTTTGTTAATACCTGGCTGAAATCCTATCTTTTGTAACATAATAGTGTTTTATACAGTATTTTAACTACTTTTTAAAGTAAGATGGTAACCCCAAATGAGCCCGCCCATCATATGGATTAGCCAAATCGTGGTCTTTTTTGTTGTAATGTAAAAAAACTTGAGCACAACAATTACCTTTAAATTTGTTTCTCCAATGTTTAAGTTTACATCCTTTGTATATTAACATGTCTCCTGGTGAAAGATTAATTTCTATAGTTTTTTTATTTTTTTCTAAATAAATAGGCCATTTATCTCCTCCTAAATTTAAAGTGGTTGATATTTCACAACTATTTCTATCTGTGTGTTTTTTTAAAACATCACCTTTTTTGTATAATCTAGCATAAGAATATGTCTCAACTAAGTTTAATTTAGTTTCTTTTTTCATGACAGGTTTTAACCACCATAAAAGAGTTTCAAAAACGATATCAGAGTAAACTGCATACGTGCCATTAACTTGTTTATCATACCAAATCCCCATCACAGGATTTGGTTCCATATAATTTGAATTGTAAAAAGTGTTTGCTACTTGTCTTTTTAATATAAAATAATTAAACATAAACCTAGACATTTCTTTGGATATGGCTTTTTTAATTATTTTGTAGTCTGTTTTATTAAAGTCCATCTTTAATACCGTTCACTATTGTTTTTCTAACGGCTTGTAGATTAAAGTGAATAAATCTAAAAGGTTCTACACCTTCATCTACAATAAATTGATGAGGTAAATATGCAGGAAAAAAAATTAAAGTTCCAGGTTTAGGATTATTATGTATTAGAGTTGTTCCATAAGTAATATCTGCTGGATTTTTTAAAGCTAATTTACTCATCACTGCTGCAGGTCTTGGATCTGTGTAAACAGGTCTTGATGTTTTATCTGAACATTTTAAAAAATAAAAACCAGACATGTGATTGTCGTAGTGGACATGAGTATCATGATGACCTCCTCCTTTTTTAGCAAATTCTTGGACCCAAAATTCATTAATAAATAACTCATAATGTTTCATATCATAACCCATTTCATCTAATAAATTTTTAGAAGTATTTCCAACATAGTCTACTAAAACTTTTAAATCAGGATCATTATGAATTTCTCCTGAGTGATAAGAAAGACTATGATCTCCGACTTTCTTTTTATAAAATAATTCTCTTTCTTTTATTTGTTTTTTTAAATTTTTTTTTGAGAAATTAATGTGTTTATCACAAGCGGTATTAATTTTATCTACCCATTCTGGTTTTTCAATGCTCCATATTGGAGTTGCAAAATAATTATCTGTTCTTAAAATATCATTCATAAGGATAACCCACGTTCCATAGCACAAGAGAATATCTAGTTCCTTGTGTTACAGGTTTTACTCTATGCCATATATAAGAAGGAAAAACAACCAAAGAACCTCTTTCAGATATTTCATGACAGGTAAAAATTTTTGGTTGTTGATCTGGTCTTTGATCGTTATTATAAAATTCTAATTCACCTCCCTTATATTTTTTTGGATCTGACAAGGATATAGTTACAGATAATTTTCTAATTTTTCCGTAAAATTTAGGATTATTAGAATTGCTCCAAGGTTTTTCAAAACTATCATAATGCCAATCATAATATTGACCTTTTTTATATATTGTAAATTGACAGTTTTCTGACCAATCAAATTTAAAATTCCATCCAGCATTTTTATTTGCTGTTATTATATACGGATATATTTCATCATAAATCCACTGATCATTTAACCAAGTTATGTTTGAGTTTCTTATTTTTAAAATTTCTTTTTTTGTTGGTTTTTTCAAACCGTCACCACCGGTTAGTGCAAACTTCTTTTTCAAAGACAAACCTTGTTTTATAACTTTATCACAAAATTCTTTAGACAAAGCTTTTTTAAAATACCAGTAAGCGTATTCGTAACGCATATTTACAAAACCTCTTTATGAAAAGGACTATCATCTATGGTAAAGTCAATAAGTTTTTTATACTTTTCTATGTCAGGATTTATCTCTTCATAACCTTTTAAATTAAAATTTTCAAAATGATTTAAACCATTAGAAATTTGTAAAAAATTATATAGTTCAAAATAAGCCATGGCTTTTTCATGAATCGGAAAGTCCATCCAATTCATGTCCATATTTTTAATTCTATTAAAAAGAGTAGAAAATTTTTCTGGGGGTTTTGTTTTATCTTTAAACTCTTTCCAAAATAGGCTGTCTTCTCTTTGAGTGCAGTAATGAAGATAAATAAAATTAACAATATCTTTCATACTATTTAACATTATAGAATTAAACTGATCGTAACCAAAATTATTTTTTGTGAACATATGGTTAACATAAAAAGGAATTAGTTTTAATTGAGTGACAGTAAGATATAAAGAAGTAGATTCTAAAGGTTCTACAAAACTAGAAGCCAAACCCACTGCCATACAGTTGTTAACCCAAAATTTTTCAAAACATCCTGATTCAAAATCAATTACCTTTCTTACCTCAACTTTTTCATTTAAAAATTCTTCAACTTCTTTTTGCGCTTGATTTTCATCTATATAATTTGAATCAAAGACATACCCAGCACCTATTCTACTTTGCAAAGGAACATTCCACATCCATCCATGTGGTAGTGCAATAGCAGATGTATAGGGATTTATTTGTTCTTTGCTTTTTAAATGAAATGGAATAGCTTTTTTCATAGGAAGACTTTCTCTAAAAGAATTCCATTTAACATTAAAATGATTTTTAATTAATAATCTATTAAGACCTGAAGCATCAAAAACAAAATCAACAAAGTATTTATTTTTTTCACACACAATAGAATTGATATATTGATCAGAATCACAGGTTACTTTTTTAAAATTATCGTTGACATAAGTAATACCTCTTCGAACACCTACTCTTTTTAAATAGTTAGTCATTTTACCTGCATCAAAATGCAAAGCAAAATTTAAATTATTAAGATTTACTTTTTTATTGTATGATAATTTTGCTGGATAGGTAAACTCATTTAAATCTAATTTTTTTAAAATTAAACTTTTATAATAAAAATCTATACAATTATTACCAAAGTAAGGCTCTACATTAAAGTTATCCAAAACTCCAGTTTCACGAAACCCATGAAAATATTTTTTTTGATCCCCATTCCAGTTTTCAAAGCTAATTCCATTTTTAATAGTTGCAGAAGTTTCTTTGATTAATTCTCTAAGATTAATATTTAAATCTCTTAAAAAATCTACAAAGTGTGGAGTGGTAGCCTCACCAACACCGATTGGTCCTATATTTTCATTTTCAATAACAAGTATATTTGATTTAGGAAAAATTTGTTTACAAAACAAAGCTGTTAACCAACCTGCATTTCCCCCACCTAAAATAGCTATGTTTCTATCTTCTATCATGTGTAATTTAACCAACCAGTTAATATATATTTTTCTTTTTTTTCGTTAATGATACCTTTGTGTGTATGAGTAAAATCACTAGGCCAGATTAAAGTTAAACCCTTTTTACAAGGGATTTTTAATTTTTGATAATAAAATTCTGTCCCAGCGTTATCGACTGTATTTAAATAAGTCATAAATACCAGTTGTCTAGTGCATGTCAAAGGCCCTGTTCTTTCACAGTGCCATACTTTAAATCCACCACCAGGTTTATAATATTGAATATTTGGATTTTCAACTAGATTATATTTATGTAAATCCGAAACAAATTTATATTTTTTTTCGTAAAGAAAAATTAATTTTTGAAAACTTTCTGACCAATATTTTTTAAGTAATTTATTTTCTTTTTTTAAACACACATCTAAACTATCTTTTGCATATGATTGCACTTCATCATCATTAACAGTTCCTATTTTTGCTAAGTTTTTATTTTCTTTAAAATATTGCACTAATTCATCACAAATTTTTGTTTTGATAAACCAAGCTCCAATAAAACTATTTAAAGGTGTTTTATATTCTTTAAATATAGATTCCATAACTAACTAATATTCTTGGTTGTGTTGTTACAACCCTATGTTTAACGCCAGCTTTTATAAAGACCGCTTGTCCTTGTTTTAAAATCACACTGTAAACTTTATCGTGAATAATATTTACTTGAACAGACCCTTGATGCACTTGTAAAATATTGTCCATCTCCACATCTTTGTGTGTTCCTAAACCATCTGCATCATTAAATAAACTTAAAAATAATTCTACGTCTACAAATCTATTAGGATAAGCTTGTTCTATAAAATTTTTTATTGAATTAGTTTTATCATTTTCAAAGTTTACAAGTTGATAAACACCATTAAGTTCCCTGTAATTTTTATTCAAAAAATAATTTTTATTTAAATTATATAAAGCTTCTTCAAAAGAAATAAAATTTGATTTTAAATCAAATTTATTAAACGGTTCTGTTAATAATTTTTTTAATACCTCTGTCATTTTTTGTTCAAATCTACCTTTATGTTTCCTGAAATAGTGATGGCCTCTTCTTCATGTTTTTTAACATAGTGCTCTAAATAACTAGGAAATATTAACATGTCTCCTGTAGAACAATTAATAATTTTACTAGTGTTTAAAAAACTATCATCAAAATTACATACGATTTGTTTCCAAGCAGGGTTTAAAAAAACTGTATTACATTCTTTTATTTTTTCATAAATTATGAAAGAAAAACTACTTTGAGCATGCACGTGTATTTCTTGATAATCTCCGTGACTATATTTATTTTTCCAAATATTTAAAAGTTCTATTTTTTCAAAAGGTAAATGTTCTTTAAATATTTCTAAAAGATATTTTTTTGAATAAGAAGATAGTTTATTATCTGTTGAAATAGTGCTAGGTGTTTTGGAATCAAATGTTTTTACATAAGGTCCGGAGTCCAATTTAATTTTAGATAAATCAATTTTTATCTTATGTATAGGCGTATAAAATAAATCTAATTTCATTTAATTATTAATTTCTGTATTTCTGGCAACCAAGCATATTTTAATTCTGTATGTTCAAATATATACCTCAAATCTTCTAAAGTTTCAACCATTGTGTGTCCAGGCATATTTAAAGATGTATTTAATAACAATGGAACTTTATATAACTTTTGATAATTTTTTAATAAATCATAATAATGTTTATTTTTAATTTTATCCACAGATTGCGCTCTACATAAACCATCTTTAGATGTTACATTTAACATTTTCTTTTTTGATTTTAAAACAAACATCATGTAACTTGAATCAACTTTTAAAGGATAAAACCATTTATGTAGTTCTTCTTTTAAAACAGAACATGCAAAAGGACGGTACCATTCTCTTCTTTTTATCAAGTTAATTTTATTTAAACAGTGCTTATCAAAAGCGTTTATTAACAAACTTCTATTTCCTAATCCTCTTTGACCTTGTTCAGAGGGTCCTTGAAATAAGGCCACAGGTTCTTTGTAAACAATTTTAGCCACTTCAATGGAGTCACAATCTACAACTTTATATTGATTAAATATTTCTAAATTGTAATTAGGTTTAAACCCAAGATAGATACCCTCTTTCTTTTCTAAATTACCTTGAGTGTAAAAATACAAAGCACCTAAAGAAATGCCTTGATCACTACATAAAGGGTTTGCAAGTATTTTATTATTAGTTTTAGCTAAATGACTATTTATTAAAACATTTTGAGTTACCCCACCAGATAGTGCAATGGTTTTATTGTTGTATTTGTTAACAGTATTAAAAGCTATCTCCTCACAAGTTGATTGAAAAGTTTTTAAAAAATCATGACTTTCTTTGTCGTTTATATTTGTTGTTAAATTTGGTAGCAATTTATAATAATTTATATTGTTTAATGTAAAATCTTTTTGTGTTTTAAAATAGTTAGAACTAAAATTATTATTGAACAACAATTGTTTTTTTAAATCTTTATTAATTTTTCCCCAACTAGATAAAGCCATAACTTTACCTTCATTATGAACTCCTATTTTTAATTCCTTAACAACTTGTTCATAAGCTTTTCCTATTTGTAAATTACTAGATATTACAAAATTGTTATCTTTATAATTAACATTATCTGAGGTATGACATTGTTTATTTAATAAATTAAACTGACCATCGTAAATACTAGTGTTTTCAAAACAATAAAAATTATCTCCTAAATTATATGTACTTCCGTTTCCATCCCACACTATATGATAATCTATATGTTCATTAAAAAACCAAGCGGATGAAAAAGCATGAAAATCATGATGTTTATCTAAATGAGCATAAACTTCACAGTTTTTATTACATTTTAAAAGACCATTTTTAAATATGTCTTGCCACAAATCTGTTACGCTTCTGTGACTAATCGCGGTAAATATAACTTTATCAAAGGATAAATTAAATGAATTTATTTTATTAATTAACTCAAAGCTAGGATAAGCTTGATGTTTACTTTTATTATATCTATCTATTTGTTGATGAAACAACAATTTATTATTAGAGCACACCGACACAGAACCATCGTGTCCAGTGTGAATAGCTATTAAATTCACAAATTCTTTCTAACTTTATTTATCTCCAGTTTCCAGCTTTAATATATGCAAATTGATCTTTTAAAGAAACTATTCCACTAAATGAAAAATTTCCATTTGGATCAATAATTTTAACTATACCATCACCACCATCTCCAGCATTGCCACAGCCTCCTCCGCCAAGTCCATCGACTCCACTTCTGATACCAGGAGCATTACCTCCTCCACCTCCTGGTGGTCTACAACATGCAGGTAAACTTCCAGCAGGATTGCCGCCTCTTCCACCGCCAGCATATGTTACACAATCTCCAGGCCATGGTGAACCAGGGCCAGCTAAAGCTCCTTGAGGATTGTTAGCGGTTGTACCAGCGCCGCCTTTTCCACCGCCGCCTCCGCCTGTTCTGTTTGACCAGCCACCGCTACCATTATTTCCTTGAGGTGTTCCTGATCCTCCATTTGAAGAATAGTTGTTTGGTGTTCCAGAGGTGCTTCCTCCACCACCTGATCCTCCAGGTCTTCCATTTTTTACTGATGCTGGACCTGTGTAAAATGATGCTCCTCCACCACCTCCAGTGGCAGTATTACCATTAAAAGTTGAATTTGCTCCGTCACTACCTAAACCATCTGGAGTACATGCAGCTCCAGCTCCTCCTGCACCAACTGTGACAGGATAACTATTTCCTCCCGTTACTGGACTTGGATTAACTGGTAAAAAGCCGCCTGCTCCGCCGCCACCTTCTCCCCCTCCGCCGCCTCCCGCGACGAGTAATGCATTAACTGCAGATGTGCTAGGTGCAGCTTTAAAAGTTCCAGGAGCATTAAATGTAAAAGTTGCAGACCCACAAAATTTAGGATCATTTGTTGGACCTATGATTCCACCGTTTCCTCTACCCATTATATTTCACTCCATGTTTGATTAGAATTATCCCAATACATATTTGTATCATCTTGTTTTTGGCACTCCCATCTATTTTCTGTATCGTCCCAATTTAAATTTTTGTACTCTTTAGTTACACCATTGTCAACATAAGTTACAGTCTCAGGTGCAGGGCCTGAAACTTCGTCCCAAGAAGATCCATTCCATCTTAAAATTCTATCATCTTGACCAGCAGCGTCCCATTTTTGCAGTGACTCATTCCAAAGGAAAGGAAGCAAAGATAGCTCTTCACCATTATTAACATATGTGGTTATTGTAGGCTCTGCTATTGGTGGCTCCCAATCATAAGTGCTTGTATTTAATGTCCATGAGGGCCAA